TTGTGGTAAGATAGATCTTGCTTGTTCTGGTGCAACACCATCTTCAATCATCTTATTGTAAAGATTTAGTGCCATATTTGTAACATTTTCATACTCAAAATCAAGTTGTTTGTACTTTTCATCATCTTTTGACTTGAACATGAAATCTGAACTTCCCTGCTTTGCACCATTTGTAGGTGCAGTTCTCCATGCAGGAGTATAAAATTCAGGTTCAAATGTGACATATCTTCTACTAATTTCATTCATAACAAGACCAACTTGATGCTTTCCAAGTTGCGCTCTGATAAAAATAGGAGTCTTGATACGAATTGTAATTTGTGGATGACCAAAAGGAGTCCAATGATTGTGTTTTGCTAGATAAGAAATTAACTTTTTATCTTTATCAGATAAAGCATCTCTTTCAAGAACATGCTCATCTGCTTCTTCTACATTCTCATAAATCTTTTTCTTGATCCATGTACTTTCTTTAGAAAAAGAAACTCTAGCAGCATTGACAACAGTCAAATCTGTTCCCATGTGATCAACATATGAAACATGACCACAATCAAGAACATCAACATAAGTGACTAATCCCAAATCTGAATTTGGATTTGATCCCTGCATTGTGCTTGAAATTAGATTAATAAATGGACCAATACCATCAAAAACTAATTCTTTGTTTTTTCTCATTCTTGTTCTGGCTCCTTTTCTTCTTCTTCAGGGATATAATAACTTAGACTGATACCAGGAATATCTTCCTCTGTAAAAGTCTTGGCATAATCAACAGCACGTTTAAAAAGATTTGGGTCCATTTGACGAATATACTCAGCAAATTTATCAGTAAACGACAAATATGCATTTGCAACCATTTCAGATTGTTCTTGTGTGAGATCTTCTTCATTAATGTCTTCAAGATCATCATTTTCTTCATCAAAATCATTATATTCTTCGAAATTAGACATCATATTTTCTCCATGTTGTAATCTTAAAGGTTGCTTCTACTCCCTGATAAATATTATTCATTATAATATTTTTTAATTCATTTGGAGTATATCCGTTCAAAATCATATCATTGATATCTTTATATTTTATATTTTCAGGCCAGACACATATAATACCATCGTTCTTTGCTATTTGCAACATTGTATCCAAAACTTCTTTATTTCTAGGCTCATTATCTAGTACATGTATCAATCTTTTACTCTTTAAAATATCAGGAATTTTTTTCCAGTTTCCCATACCAAGAGTTGCAACAGAATTAGGAATGAACATAGAATCTATTGGTCCTTCAAAAACAAAAACATCATCTGATTCAACTTCATTCATTCCAAACCATGCTATTTTTTCTGAAACATGCTGAGTCAAATACTTAACAGAAGAATTCTTTAAAGCCCTTCCTTGAAATGAAACTAATTGTCCTAATTCGTCATAAACAGGTATGATAAGTCTAGGATCTTTGTTTTCATTCTTTCCGTAAATTATCTCAGAAAAATTATCAACATACATTAGAACATCATAATATTTTTCTGGTATTCTTCTCTTTACAACATATTTTTTACAAATATGATTTTCATCTAGTGATGATACTTTTGGAAAATTAAATTCTCCGTTCTTCTTTAATTTCTTTTCTGTAGTAAATTCTATTTCAATTACAGGCTTTTTGTAATTGCTGTTTCCATTTTCTCCGTTTTTCCATCTCTCTAGAGCATATTCTCTACAAAGACCTGGAGAAATTTTTTCTAGAAAATTATACAGATTAGTACCATAGTTGCAATTATGGCATCTATAAAAGAAATCATTTCCTTTTGAATAAAAATATCCTCTTGCTTTTACTTTGCTTTTCGAAGAGTCACCACAAATAGGACATCTACAATTAGCCAAAGATTCAGATTTCCATTTGAATTTATCAAGAGAAGAGGAAACAAAATTAATATATTTTTTATCAACGTATATTGACATTCTTATCTTCTTTTTCAAGAAGTTCTTTGTATAGTTTAAGTACTAATGCTTCAAACATTTCTGGTTCCATAGAAATATTTTTTGACTTAATAGTTCTTTTGGCTTCCAGCATCAATTGCTTGCGACGTTCGTCTGAAACATTAATCATTTTTTGATTCCTTATTTGTGTTAAAATGAAAATTTCCCCATTCTTCCCATTCATGGAGTTCAAAATCACGAACTGCAGGAAGAGCAGTTAGTTTTGCATACCACTCTTGCTTCTCGTTGAACCCATATACCCCAAGAATCTCATTGACCTCATTTAGACCAAAAAACTGCATTCCATCGTCTTTCATGTGTATTCCTTTCTTCTTGAAAACTTGGTATCGAAGCGAGTTAGACCTTCTAACCCAATATCATCTTCTTCACCAGTTCCAACAAGACCGTTTTGTTCAGATTCTTCTACGTCATAAACTTTCATTTTACCACGATTTACACCAACAATAAATTTACGATTTGTTGCTAGATCATTATATCTATTCTTAAGTTGTTTTACAAGCAAATGATTCTTTTGTTCTAATTCTTCTGTAGAAATCAATGCAAACATAAAATCTACAGTTGCAGGGAGTCCGAAACTTTCTGATGTGTTTTCAAGACCCATATCACTATTATTGAATCCTTGTCTATTTGTTTGCGTTGCTGTAAAGATTGGAACATTATACTCTACAGCAAGACCACGAATTTCTTCTGCAATTCCTTTGATGTAGGTATAAGAATTCACAGCAGAAGATTTAAATCTTGCAGATGAACAAATATTAAGATAATCAATAAAAATTACTTCAGGGACAAACTTCAACTTAAGTTTCAATTCGTGAAGAAGGTGCCTAAAGTGATTAACATGTGCAGTTGCAGTGGGATATTCTTTGATAATAAGTCTACCAGTAACTCCCTGTGTAGCATTCAGGAGTCTTTTTGCATACATTGCTTTTGGTAGTTTCTTCATATCATCAATAGTCAGATCCATGATATTTGCATCTATTCTCTCTGCAATTCTTTCCTCTGCCATTTCACAAGTAATATACAAAACATTTTTATTTTGCATCAAACAATTTGCTGCATGGTGACAAAGAAACAAAGATTTGCCTACACCAGTTCCTGCAATAACACAATTAAGAGTCTTTTGTGGAACTCCACCATTTGTAATAGAATTAAAATATTCTAAATCGAATGGAATTTTCTGTTCTGACTTATGATAAAACTCATATCGCTTTTCTGCATCTTTGATATAATCATGACCAATGTTTGTGTCAAAAGATACAGAAAGTGCTTCAGATAAGATACTTGGAAGAGCATCTACTGTTTTTGTTGTATTTTTACCATCTATGATATGGATGGATTCAAGTACAGCATTATAGATTGATTTATCTTTACAAAACTTTTCAGTTTCATCAATCAACCAATCTTCATTATCATTCGGTTCTAAACTAAGATTTGAGATATATGAGATACAATCATCATATTCTTTTTGAGATAGTTTTCTTTCGTTTGATAATGCAACTGAAAGAGAATCTTTATTTGGAAGTTTATTGTATTCGTTTACATGATGAATAATTTGTCTTACTAGAATTTTTTCGATGTTGTCATGGAAGTATTCTTCTTTAAGAAAAGGAAGAACTCTTCTACAATATTGTTCATTTGAACATAGATTCTCAAGAATCAAATGTTCAATCGTTTTCGTTTCCAATTGCATCTTCCTCGCTTTGTTCTTCGGAATTCATTCCGTACAGGAATTCTTTTCCTACTGCATCTTCTAGTTTAGTCAAAACTTCTTCAGTAAAATATTTTTGTGGATTTTCGTTGATGTTTTTTTCCCAGACTGTCGTCCCATCTGGCAACTCGATGCGTGTGGACACCTTACGGAATATACCATATTTTAGGGCGATGTCAAGCAGTCCGTAGTACCTGTCAAGACCCGAGTCATATTTCAAAAGAACATCTACCATTTTATTTTCTTTAGTAAATCTTCCCTTGAACAATTTACAGTGAATAATATTACCTACAACTTCATTTCCGACCTTTTCTTTCTTCTTTGAAAGATATACGATTATGCTTGCAGCATATTTCAATCCACCACCGCCGCCCATTTCTTTCATAGGAACATATGCACCGACAACATCATATGTGTGATTAGTAATAAGCATAGGAATTTTTGCTTTTCCTAACTTAATTGTCAATACTCTGAATATAGATTTGACAACTTGTGCTCTAGTCATATCACGAACATTCTTTCCTTCACTTGTGTCACCCATTTCTTTTTCTGTAGACAACATACCCAAAGAATCCAAGACAATCATCATTGGTTTCTTGTCTTTTTCTCCCATTTCCATATATTTGTCAATAACAGAAATTACTTGTTTACGAAAATCTTCAACAGTAGCAACAGGAAAAACAGCAACTCTTGAAGGATCTACTCCTCTGCTTTTGAACATTTCACTTGTAACTGCTTGCTCTGTATCGAAATACAGAACAACAGAACCTTCTTTTTCTTCAAGAAAACTCTTTACAATTCCTATACTAAAATAAGTTTTTCCTGTTGCAGATTCACCTGCAAGAGCAACTATTTTATTATCAGGAATTCCTCCGTGAATGCTTCCTGAAAGAAGAGCATTGAAAATATAACTACCAGAATCAACGTAATCTTTCACATCACTTGCATCAAGACCGTCTTCTACTATTGATGCAAATTCGTTTCCTGAACTTTTAATCACTTGTTTCAAAAAATCCATAATAACTCCTATGCGAATAATGATTCTAATGTTGCTTGTTTTTCTATCTTCCATCCAATGCAATTTGTAATGCCCTTTAAAGGCTCAAGAAAACTCTTTTCAAATTGCATGTCTATGTCTATAGAGTTATGTAGTTCAAATTCTGGAGGAAGTACATGTAAAAATGAAATAACCTTTGCTCCTGTGGGATTCGGTTCCTTCAAATAAACAAATTTAACTTTTTCTCCATCCTTTATCAAAGAATATTTTTTGGTTAATTTATTGTTTTTTATTAGATTGTTATGTATCAATGCTCCTTTAACAGCAATAGGAGTTGATTTCTTAAAAATACTAGAAGAATCAAAGTATTTTTCTATATCATTACATGATCTAGGAAAAGAAATTTCCTCTACAGGCAATTCATAAAATTTTTCTTTAAATTCTTCTACATAACGAATTAATTGATCTTCATCTTTATTCAGAATAATTTCAATACATTTTTTAAGAGAGGTTCTGACAGATTGAGGAGTAGAAGAGCGAACAACCTCTATTCCCATAATTTTTGTTTCCGGGGTAGAAAGAAGAACATTATCTTCTCCCATGAAAACATTTAGCATATAACGCTTCTTTGCAGTCCATACACCTTTATTTGCAATAACTTCTCTCTTCATGTTCAATTTCTGAACAGGACAATTTAAAACTTCTTTAATCTTATCATACTTCTTTTGTATAAAAGGTGTAAGAACATCAACACAAAATTTATCAATATTTGTTATGATCTTTTGTGTATTATTTTTATCTGGGTTCATAAATTTAGTAACTACATTATCCAGACAAATATAAACTGAATCTGTATCTGATGCAACAATGTAATTATCATTGTCGGTTTTACATAAGTTATTTAAAAATTTTGTTAATTCTTTTTCTATCCAACGAATTACAAGTTGTCCAGATAGAGTAATTGCTTCTGCAAGATCAATATCAAAATGACGGAAATATTGATTTCCTACAGTACCGAATGCAGAATTTAGATTAATTTTTCTGACCAATTGAAAGTTATGATATTTGACAATATCCATCTCTAATTTTTTAATTTCATCTGGAGAAAGAATATCTTTCTGTTCCTTTAACTTTGCTTTACACTCCAACATCTTCTTCTTATACATCTTTCTTTCTTCATACATCTTTTCCATTAATTCTGGAAGAAATCCTTGTTTTTCTGTGGAAAAGAATATTCCATTTGCAGCCATACAAGAATTTCTTTTCTTTCCAGATTCTACTAAAGAAAGAATATGTTCATCCATGTTTAATATTTCATCAACAGAAACTTTATCTTTTGCATGGAAATTCATTTTAGTTTCTGGAGAAATATTAAACAATTGAATCAAAGATGGATAAAGAGAATCCAAGTCAAAACTGACAATCCAATTGTGCATTCCAACAACAGGCTCTTTTACATATGCTCCAGTAAATTGAGTATTCTTATCTTGGTCTTTAATTCTTCGAAGAGGAATTACAATGTTTTTTTCCATCAAATGATAATAAATGATAGAATCCCACATTCTGACCTGAGACATAACATCATTAAAATTGACTTTGCATGAATATGCAAGATCTACTGCTAGTTGTAGCAGTTTCATTTTACGTTCTAGTTTTTCAATGAGAAGAACATCATGATAATTATATTCTATAAATTTATTAAAATCTTTCTTATAAAGATCTTGAATTGTATTAAACCCTTCAAACGATGCTTTTTTCTCACCCAATTCTACTGTTGCAATATAATCAAGTCTATATGATTCTCTTGTAACAAATGTAAACTTTTTATATAAATCAAGATAATCAAGAATAGCAATACCT